AGGTCAGGCATCTACTTTACCTTTTCCTGTGGTTATGAATTTACTTAAACCATTTGGACTAGGTATCGGTACTCCGGATGCCTTGATAGCTCTTAAAAATGCAGTCGATCCAGCTGGGGATGTCATCGATGATATTCTAGATAATGGATCAATTGTTCTTAAAACAAAAACAAATAATCCAAATAAAGATAAAGCAGGTGATACAGGTGGCGCAAGTCCTTCTGTAGATTCAATGGCATCTCAAGCCGCAACCAAAGCACTTAATTCAAAACTTTGACATTTAAAAATTAAGTTAGTATAATTAAGTAATATGACTAATTATACTCCTCCACAATTTGTTGAAAGATATCAATATAAAAATTGTGTTCAAATAAATGACCCTGTCACACGTAAACGTGTATACAGAACTCCGGACGGTGAAAGTCTTCCTTCTGTAACTACTATTCTTGGTGCAACTAAAGATATGACTGCACTTAATGAATGGAGGAAAAGAATCGGTGAAGAAAAAGCAAATCAAATAACTAAAGAGGCGGCCGGAGTAGGTACTGCTATGCACGGAAATTTAGAAAGATTTATAGCAGGTCTCCAACGGCAACCTGGAAATAATCCAGTCCATGTACAAGCAAATAAAATGGCCGATGTCATTATCGAAAATGGATTGAGTAAAGTCGATGAAGTATGGGCTATAGAGCAAAGTCTATATTTTCCAGGTCTATATTCTGGAACAACTGATTTAGTAGGTGTGTATAACGGAAATCCTTCAGTTATGGATTATAAACAAACTAATAAGCCTAAAAAAGAAGATTGGATCGACGATTATAAAATTCAATTAACTGCTTATATAATGGCACATAATGAAGTATATAAAACAGATATACGAGAAGGACATGTATTCATGTGTTCTAGAGATCTGCAATACCAACAATTTGATCTATGGCCCGATGAATTTCAGCATTGGCAAAATAAATGGTTAGATAAAGTACAAGAGTATTATACCAGCGGAATGCAAGGACTTAAACAGCTACTAACTAGATAAATATCCAATATAGGGGATATTATAATGGCTGTAATTGAAATCGCTCGCATACAGGTACGCAGAGGGCAAGAAAATCAAACAGGAATTCCGCAACTAGCAGGCGGAGAATTTGCATGGGCAGCTGATACCGAACGCCTTTTAATTGGTCTAACTAGAGAAGATGGTGGTTCTAGAGATGATAATGTAGAAATTTTAACAGAAAATCATCTGAGAAATTTCTTTACAACATTAACAACTACCGCAACATACACTTATCGAGTTGGAAGCTACATAACTGCCGAAGACGGTACTAATGAATTTGATCGCACTGTACAGCAACGATTAGACGATAATGATGTTAGCGTTTTAAATTTTGGCGCAGTTGGCGACTATATAAACGATGATACTGCTACATTACAAGTTGCTATTGATAATTTATTTTTAAACGCCCTTGAACTATCAGATAATCCGGCAAGAACATTAAGATTCCCACCTGGAACTTTTAGAATTACTGAGACTTTATATATTCCAAAAGGTACAGTGATTGTAGGTGAAGGAATTGATAAAACTATTATTAAGATTGCATCAACAGGTAGTCATATTTTTCAAACCGTTGATTCAAGAAGTGAAGGCGGCCTTGCAGGATATGTGACTTTTGATAATACTACTACGATGATTAGTAATCAATTACCAGAAGGAATAAAAATTCAAGGCCTGACCTTAGAATATGATTCAGTATTAACTACAGTTACTAATGTATTAAGCATGATGAGTTTAGACTGTGCTACAAATGCGTTAATTAAAGATGTTAAATTTAAAGGAAATTACGGTATCGGGGTTAATACTAGCACTAATCACGTTGGTATTGATATTAGAGGATATCAATCAGTTACTGCTGACAATATAATTATCGATAATTGTTATTTTGAAAATTTATATTATGGTGTTAAGTCAAACTATGATATAACAAATCCTGTTGTTCAATATTCTAAATTTAAAAATTTACATAAAGGTATAACATTTAATGACCCTAAAGATTCATTAGCAGGTGTTGGTCCTAGATTTGGTAGATTTGTTAATAACAAATTTTATGATATTGAAAACGAAGCAATATATTTTGGTACAAACGGAACTACAACCGGTACACATCATGTATTATTAAACAATCAATATTTCAATGTAGGAAATCGAAATTCATTAGCAGGAGAAGATAATCCTCTTAGCGGTCCAGTAGTATCTTTCCTATCTGCAGAAAACGTATCTCAAAATGATTATCACGATCGATATGAATATCAACTGAAAACTTTATCAACTAATACTCCTTATTTTGAATTAATTGCTGGCAAAAATGCAATTTATAAAACAGAAGTTAAAAGTGTTGTTGTAAATCAATCGGCTAATGCTGAAGTTTTAAGGTTGCCATTAACAGATGATCATCAAAGAATAGAAGTTAAATACCAGGTATATGTTGAATCTAGTACATCTACTACACGCATGGGTGTCTTGAACATATATGTAAAAAATGGAACTCCTACACCTTATGTATCGTATGATGATGCATATCATTTCGTTGATCCTGCAGATTCACTAAACTGGTCTACAAGCTACGACATGGGATTGAATTCTGTTAGATTGTTTGCTCAAAATAATTCTGGCAGTGAAAACTATACAATCGATTATCAATTTAATATAATGTATTCTTAATGTTTAATCAATCAGTAAACGAACGTTTAACAGAATGGATTAATTTTAGAAAAAATTTAGAAACTGCCGAAGATCCCTTGCAACAAGTTTGGGATTTTTGGCATGTTGCTCCATTCATTCCTTATAATAAAAAAATAGATCCCTATTATCAAAAGAGTTGGCCTAGTCCATGGGAAATTATAGCTGATAATAAGTATGACGAATTTACTAGAGCATTGATGATTGCATGGACACTTAAATTGACAAAAAAATTCGCAGATTCTAAAATTGAGATACGAACCTTAGTAGACACAACTCGATATAGAGAGTATAATGTAGTGTATATAGATGATAATTGGGTTATAAACTATAGTGATAACGGTCCTATCTCAGCAGCAGAGATAACCGAGTCATTTAAACTAGAAAATTTAGTTGAAGTTTGCTCCCCAAGGTAAATATCTTCCTGAAATAATAATAAAGAGGTTTGTATGATCACAGTGGTCAAGAGGAATGGCGAGCGAGTCCCATTAGACATTTCAAAAATTCAACGACAAGTAGCTTATGGATGTCGTGGAATAGACGGAGTAAGCCCGTCAATGATTGAAATCAAAGCACAGATAGAGTTACATGACGGAATGACCACAAAAACAATTGATGAACTATTGCTTAAAGCAATGGTAAATCTAATTGACGAAACAGAAAATCCTGATATTAACAATGTTAACTATCAATATGTAGCAGGTAGGCAACGTATAAGTATGCTTCGTAAAGAAGTATATGGAACTTATGTTCCTCCTTCATTATATGAAATAATTAAAAAGAACGTAGAACTAGGAATGTATACCCAAGATCTACTTAATTGGTATACAAAAGATGAATGGGATATAATTGATCTGTTTATAGATCATGACAAAGATGAAAAATACACATATGCTGCTATTGCTCAACTTTGTGAAAAATATCTAGTCCAGAATAGAGCTACAGGACAAATTTACGAAACTCCACAAGTTCGCTATGCTATTGCAGCAGCTACAGCTTTTCATTCCGAACCTAAAGAAACGAGATTGAAATATGTTAAAGAATATTATGAGTGTGCGAGTGATGGCCACTTTACTTTAGCAACTCCTGTGCTTGCTGGGCTAGGAACTACTACAAAACAATTTAGTAGCTGCGTTCTTATTTCTAGTGACGATACATTGGATAGTATATTTGCTGCCGGCGAAATGATGGCCAAATATGCTTCAAAACGAGCCGGAATTGGCCTCGAAATAGGCAGAATTCGACCATTAGGAGCACCAATTCGTAATGGTGAAATTAAACATACGGGTTTGATACCATTCTTGAAAAAATGGTATTCTGATCTACGTAGTTGTAGTCAGGGCGGTATTCGTAACGCTAGCTGTACAATTACATTTCCTATTTGGCATTATCAATTTGAAGATCTTATTGTACTAAAAAATAATCAAGGTACAGAAGAAACTCGTGTACGTCAAATGGACTATAGCGTAGTTGTAAATGCTATGTTCTGGAGACGTTATAAGCACGGTGAAGATATAACACTGTTTGATCCACATGATGTTCCTGATCTCTATGAAGCATATTATAGAGATAGTAAAGAATTTGAAAAACTATACTTACAATATGAGCAAGATAAAACAAAAAAGAAAAAAATTATATCCGCCGAAGAAATTTTCAAAAACGGCATACTTAAAGAGCGTACGGATACTGGAAGAATCTACCTTGTTAACATCGACAATGTTATCAACCAGGGCCCGTTTGATACAAAGACTGACCCTATATATCAATCAAATCTCTGCCAAGAAATACTCTTGCCCACCAAACCTTTTCAACGAATTGAAGACCCGGAGGGGAGAATTGCTCTTTGCACTCTTGGATCGATAAATTGGGGTGCTTTCCGTAATCCTCAAGATATGCGTAAAGCATGTCGTGTACTTGTACGTAGTCTAAGTAATCTTTTAAATTATCAAGATTTCTTAAGTATACAAAGTAAATTAGCAAACGAAGATTTCGAACCACTTGGAATTGGTATTACTAACTTAGCATATTGGCATGCACGTCGAAATCTAAAATATGGAGAAGACGACTCACTTGCTGAAGTAAAACGTTGGATGGAACATCAAGCCTATTACCTAACAGAAACTAGTGTTGAATTAGCACAAGAACGTGGAGCTTGCAAACGTAGCGAATATACATATTATGGTAAAGGTATTTTTCCGTGGGAAAGAAGATCTAATGGTGTAAATGAACTAACTGATTTTCAGCCAAGTTTAGATTGGGAACCATTACGTGCTAAAATGAAACAACACGGCATACGAAATGGAACACTAATGGCTGTTGCACCTGTTGAATCGAGTTCTGTTGTTCTTAACTCAACCAATGGTATCGAGCTTCCTATGGAACTTATTAGTGTTAAAGAAAGCAAAGCAGGAAGCTTTGTACAAGTTGTTCCTGACTATAAGCGCCTTAAGAATCGCTATCAATTAATGTGGGATCAAACTGACTGTGTCGGGTATCTTAAAACTTCTGCTGTGTTAGCAGCATATATCGATCAAAGTCTAAGCACAAATACTTTCTACAATCCTGCTCATTTTAAGGACGCAAAAGTTCCAGGTACCTTAGTTGCTAAGAATTTAATGTTGGCCTATAAGTGGGGTTTGAAAACTATCTACTATAGTTTGATTAATAAAGTTGGAGCTAAAGCAGGGGTTACTGCTACTAATATGTATCCTATATTGTCAGGTACAACAATACCTGCTAGTACTATCACACCTTCATTGAATACAATGGCAGATGAAGAAGATTGCGAAAGTTGTAAACTTTAATCAAACTCACATATTATGAAACAAGAAGGATTGATTCCTAATAATTCCGGAAAAAGAAAAGATCAGTACCAACTAGATCATATTATTCCTTATCGTCAAGGTTATGAATTAGGTATTGATCCGGAATTATTAGGTAGTAGAAAAAATTTAAGATGGATCCTGGGGGAAGAAAACAGGCAAAAATGGGATCGCTTCCAACCAGAAGAAATAATTAAAAACATTTTAGGAGAATAGAATGGCTTATAGCGATAAAGTTATTGATCATTATGAAAATCCAAGAAATGTAGGATCATTCGCCAAGGAGGACCCGCAAGTCGGCACCGGTATGGTTGGTGCTCCGGCTTGCGGGTAGCTTGGTGATGTAATGAAACTACAGATCAAAGTAAATCCAGAAACAGGACTAATCGAAGATGCTAAATTTAAAACCTATGGTTGCGGATCAGCTATTGCTTCATCTAGTCTAGTAACTGAATGGGTAAAAGGAAAAACTTTAGACGATGCAACTAAAATAAAAAATACAGACATTGCACAAGAACTTGCATTACCGCCAGTGAAAATACATTGCAGCATATTAGCAGAGGATGCTATTAAAGCAGCAGTACAAAATTACAGAGAGAAACACAATGAGCAAACGACAGTATGATTTAAAATCTATCCCTAACTATCTTAAAAGAAAAATGTTCTTAGATGGAGAAGTTACAGTACAACGATTTGAAGAGGTGAAATATCCTAAACTTCAAAAATTTGAAGAACTAGCCCGAGGATTTTTTTGGGTTCCAGAAGAAATCAGTTTAACTAAAGATAAAATTGATCACAAAGATTCTTCAGATGCTATAAAGCATATTTTTACAAGTAATCTATTACGCCAAACAGCACTAGATAGTATTCAAGGTAGAGCACCAAATCAAGTGTTCGGACCTGTGATTTCAATTCCTGAATTAGAAGCTTTGGTAAGTAATTGGAGCTTTTTTGAAACAAATATTCATTCAAAGAGCTATAGCCATATTATAAGAAATGTATACGGCGTTCCTAAGGAAGAATTTAACAAAATTCACGATACTGAAGAAATCGTTAGTATGGCTGCAAATATTGGTTATCATTATGATAACTTACATGTTTTAAATTGTAAGAAAGAACTTGGCGAAGAAGTTCCTCTTTATGAGCATAAACGTGCAATATGGTTAGCTTTACATGCAAGCTATGCACTAGAGGCACTAAGGTTTATGGTTTCATTTGCTACTTCATTAGCCATGGTGGAGAATAAAATTTATATAGGCAATGGAAACATTATAAGTTTAATTCTACAAGATGAAATTTTACATGCAGAATGGACTGCTTGGATTATCAATCAGGTTGTGAAAGATGATCCTGATTTTGTAAAATTACAAGAAGAATGTAAAGAAGAAGTATATAATCTATATTTAGAAGTGATAAAAGAAGAAAAAGCATGGGCAGAATATCTCTTTAAAAAGGGTGTTGTAATTGGGTTAAATTCTAACATTCTTAAAGATTTTGTTGACTACACAGCTTTTACTAGATTAAAGGAAATTGGTATTAAGTATATGGAGGAACATCCGAAAACAAGTCCTATTCCTTGGTTTAATAAGCATGTTAATATTTCTAAGAAACAAACAGCATTGCAAGAAAATGAAAGCACTAATTATGTTATCGGAGTTATGTCTGACAGTGTTGAATACGAAGCGTTACCGGATTTGTGAGGATAAAAATGGCAAAAATTCAAACTAAAGTTATAGTAATTAAATTTAATAAAATTGTTAAAGATGGCGATAATTCAAAATTAGTTATCGGACCAGAAGTTGCAAAAACACTCGAAGAAGTTGCACAAGAAATGTGTGACTCATCTATTATTGTAGAAGCGGAGGAAACAAATGACTAATGTTATCTTATGGAGCAAATATTATTGTACATATTGCGACCAAGCTAAAGCATTGTTAACACAAAAAGGAATTCCGTTTGAAGAACGTAAGATCGGTGATGGATGGTCAAAAGAAGAATTGCTCGAAAGTGTACCAACTGCACGTACAGTACCTCAAATTATTATTAACGGACAATCTATTGGCGGATTTAATGAATTAAAAGAATATTTAGGAGTTAACAATGTCTACTAATTATTCTTCCGAGGTTATAACTTCCGGATCATCAGAAGATACGATTACAATTAGTAGCAGTGATACAATAGATTTAGATTCAATAATGAATTCTACTATGAGTACTTCTTTGAACTACTCGATTAATAGTTCTGGTACTATGGGAATAGGAACAAGTGGACCTTATACATTTACACCAAATGGAACAGGGTATACTGGACAACCGTGGGTCACCGTAGGAACCGCAGCACCAAACACATTAGACGTTAAAGGTGATGCTAATTTTGAAGGTGATATAAAATTTAAAGGTAAAAGCTTAGAAGAACTATTTTCTAAAATCGAAGATCGTTTAGCTATATTACAACCAGATCCAAAAAAATTAGAAAAATACGAAGCCTTACGTAAAGCTTACGATCATTATAAATTAATGGAAAAGCTAATAGGCGAAGAATAACTTAAGAAAGAGAAATATGTTAATAAGTAAAGGCGCCTCTGTGGGCGAAGTTGTTAGTATCAAATTAATTTCTGGAGAAGAAATTATTGCTAGACTAGAGGAAGAAAATACAGATTATATTAAAGTTAGTCGACCATTGACTGTTAGTCTTGGGCCACAGGGATTGGGTATGATTCCGTTTGTATTTTTGGCTCAAAATGATACTATGAGATTGAATATGAACCATGTTATGGTTTTGGCCGCTGCAAAGAAAGATGCAGCAGATCAATATATCCAAGGAACAACAGGTATTGCTCTTAAATGAGTAAAATCACTTGACAAATTGTAAAATATACAGTATAATATAAGTGTCAAAAGGAAGTAGTAAAATGATTCGTGGTAAAGTTAAGTGGTTTAATAACGCAAAAGGATTCGGATTTGTTGTTCCGGACGGGTCAACTGACGATGTTTTTGCTCATTTTAGCCAAATTAGAATGGACGGCTATCGTAGCCTTAAACCAGGTCAAACTGTAGAATTTGATCTGATCGAAGGTGAAAAAGGTAAACAAGCTCAAAATATTCAATCTGTTGTAAAGGAATAAAAATGTATCGTTTCCAACTTTGGGTTCGTCTTAATGCTACACAAACAGCAAATACTATTGTATATGCTGATAATGATCTTCAAGCAAAGATGTTAGGTGAAGCACAATACGGTCAAGGTAATGTACTTCATTACACTCGTGTTGACTAATGTCAGATGAAAAGCTAAATTCAGCTAAAGGTGTAAACAGCTACGATAGCGAATCTAGCGGTGCTCTGATACATTTTTTTAATCGAAATGTAAGCGAATATCCTACTGAAGCAGGCGGTCCAAAATTTGATTTAGTACCTGTTACTAAACAAAAAGACATTATGCTTAATGTCGCCCGCCTCCATGCTAAACAAGAATATGATAGGATTATGGAATTAGTAACTGTTTTGCAAAAACAAGCAGAACAGATTAAACGTAGATTAGATATAACAGATCAGGTACATTCGGCGCATTATCAATTTCAAGTCTATCATAACCAATGCTATTGGTTAGCTTTTGATATTCGAAAACAAAAAAATATATTATGCCATCATGGACCGAATGATTCTCTAGTCGTTGAAGGATATGAATTTATTGCAAGAGTTAAGTGGTTAGGAGATCATACTTGGATTGAAGTTGACGAAAACGATAATCCGGTATGGTAAATAATAATGATTTTGCAGGGGTAAAATTTACGTAGTAATTTGATGGAGTGAGAGGCTCCATGGCTCGGCAGAGGCTCTACACGCCCTGGGAATTCTGTTAATTAAAATGTAATTATGATTGAAGCTTGTTTAATATTTTTAGTCATAGCAGCCCTAGTTTGGTTATATGATTATTATAATAAGCAATGATTATTGCTGTAGAGACCGAAAGGAAAGAAGCAACGTAGATGCAGGCAAGACGCGGGTTCGACTCCCGCCCGATCCACCATAAAGAAATTGTATGTACATTATGAACATCAAACAACATTTCAAAGAGCAACTAGATAGTGGTGCTACTACTATGTTTTTTTACGGACTTGAAAATGAAGATCAAACTAAGATCGAAATCAAAAGTCACAAAGGAACATTGTCAGAATTTCCTACTACGCTAGAATACATTAGACATATGGGCGAGGATATTCCATTGTTCAAAGTTTCTTTATGATGGGTCGGTCATGGTTTCGATTGCGTGAGTAAACAGAGTGGACAGCACGGTAGGCGATCTCCGTAAAAGAAGCAAAACAAGTAAATGCTGCCAATGATGAGCAGTTCGAGGTACGCTTAGCCGCGTGAGCCTTGAATGGGGTTTAAGAAGCGCCTTATAACCAAACGCTTCTTAGAGGGGCTTATTGCCCCTCTTCTTTTCTTTATTGATTCTTCTAGTTTCTAACATTTTCGCCACTTTAGTTGGGTCCTTCATAGGATTGTTAGAAGATCCGAATCCCGAATGTGATTTTCCTTTGTTCCACGCCGGTCTTCCCTTCAACGATATTCTTGATTTTAAATTTGGTTTACCTAAAGTCTTTCTACCGTTTCGAACTCCGTTGCATTTATGCCCGCATACAAATTCTTCTTTAATTGGATAATGGCAAAATTCTAATCGTGTAAAAATTTCATTACATATAACACATTTATAAATTCTCTCTTCTTTAGGTTTAGATTTTGTCTTTTTGTTGTATTCTGCTAAATCTGCTCGTTTGGCTCCAGTCATTGAAAATTTAGACATTGATTTTTGATAATGCCGGTTGAGAAGTAATGGATCTCCCCAGTGCTCTTTGATCAATTCATTTTCAAACTCAAACGCTGATAATTGATCTACGAAATATGCTACTATTTGTATATCAAAATCTAAAAAATTATTCTTTACATATTTTGAAGAAGTAAAATACTTAATTCCTAAATCTTCTTCGGCAACTACTTTGTTTGCAGAACGCATTCCTATATAAAATTTGTCATTGACTCTGTTACGAACAATATACACATACGGTAGAAACATAACATCCCCTTTTTATTATTTATCAAATTACGATGAAGAATACGCTTTAGCCGTCTAGCGGCGTAAACTCCATGGGGCAGGAAAGGCCTTATTACCCAACAAACCTAAAAAGCACCTTCGGGTGCTTTTTATTTTGGTAAAATAAATATTATTATCTGTATTGTTAATTACAGAAAAATGCGTTAATATATTACACAGGTAGAAATACCATATTTCATTAACTTAAAAAGGAAATTATATGAAATCAATCGTTGCAACGATCGCTACTCTTTTTGCAGCTACTGCTTTTGCTCAAGCTCCGGCTCCTAAGGCCGATGCAAAACCTGCTGCTGCTCCGGCACCTGCTGCTGCTAAGCCTGCTTCGGCTCCTGCTAAGAAGGACGAAAAGAAGGCCGATGCAAAACCTGCTGCTCCTGCCAAGAAGGAAGAAGCCAAGAAGTAATTTTACCTTGGTTAAGATAAAGGCTACTTCGGTAGCCTTTTCTTTTGACTTTATTAAAACTGTAATAATTTTGTAACAATTTTATGCTAATATAATTGTAAATAATTTTATACACAGAAAAAGGAGAACTTGTGAAAAAACTATTTGCAATTTTATTTGCCTCAATTGGCATTACTGTACATGCTGCTGATATTACAGGTGCAGGTGCAACATTCCCATTCCCTGTTTACGCTAAATGGGCAGAACTATATAAGAAAGAAACTGGTGTCGGACTTAACTATCAAAGTATCGGTAGTTCGGGTGGCATCCGTCAAATTAATAACAAAACGGTTACATTTGGTGCAACAGATGCACCTGTAAAAGGTGAAGACCTTGATAAAAATGGTCAGGTACAGTTTCCTGCAATTATAGGCGGTACCGTACCTATTATCAATTTAGAAGGTTTCAAACCTGGTGAACTACGTGTCACTGGCCCTATAATGGCTGAAATGTTTATGGGAACTATTTCAAAATGGAATGACCCTAAATTCGTAGCTCTAAATCCAGGTAAAAAGTTACCTGATCAACTAATTACCGTTGTACATCGTGCAGACGGTAGTGGTACAACATTTAATTGGACTGATTATCTTACTACCGTAAGTAAAGATTGGGCAGATAAAGTCGGACGCGGTGCAGCAGTTAAGTGGCCAGCTGCTACAAGTGTGGGCGGCAAAGGCAACGAGGGAGTTGCTGCTAACGTAGCACGTATAAAAGGAAGTCTAGGGTATGTAGAATACGCTTATGTTAAGAAAAATAACCTGGTGTTTATGCAACTACAAAATAAGAGTGGCAAATGGGTTAGTCCAGATGATCTAACATTTGCTGCTGCCGCGGCAGGTGCTGACTGGTTTAGTGTTCCTGGTATGGGGTTAAGTATTGTTGATCAACGTGGTGATAATGTATGGCCAGTTAGTACAGCTAGTTTTATTATCATGTATAAAAATCCAGAAAATAAAGCAGCTAGTCAAGATGTATTAAAGTTTTTTGATTGGGCATTTAAGAATGGTAAGCAGGCAGCATTAGAATTAGATTATGTTCCATTACCTGATACATTAACTAAACAGATACGTGAGCGTGTCTGGAGTCAAATTAAATAAATCGCCTACAACGATAGAGTAGGGCTGGAATTCGTAACCAGCAATAGAGCTTAAAAAGCTCTATTTTTTTGATAAATAAAAATATGAAAAAGTTAATACTATTTTTTCTAATCTTATCAACATCTATGCTAACTCCGGCAGCAGTTATGCGAGGACCGGATGGAAGATGGTACGGCAACATTTGTATAACTCAAGCAGGATGGCAACAAGTTAATTGGCAACTAATAGGTAGCATGTGTTATTCTTCAATGTTCCGTCAATATGGGACTATAGCAAACGTATGAGTACAAACGATATTATTGATGCTGTAAAACAATTTACAGGAACACAATGGGCTGCTATTATTGCGATAGTAGGTTCAGGTATATACGGTTTCAATTGGATAGAAAATCGTTATGCCCAAAAAGACAATGTTGAGCTTGCTATAGAGCATATCATTCGAGTCGATAGCAAACTTACCGCATTAATAAACGACGGTCGTACTCCGGAACAAATTGAAAAAATTAATCAAAATGCTAAACTTCACGAAGAACAACTTCGTAGATATTTAGAATCTAAAAACTCAAAATAATCTAGACTTCTAAAAATCATTACTATATTATATAGTAATGATTTTTTAAAAAGGAAATTAATAGATATCCAAAAACCCGCTTCGGCGGGTTTCTCTTGACTTAATGTACCAAGTATGTTATAATATATTATACTTTGGAGAACTACTATGACCATGCATCTTCATCATCCTGCTCTTAGTCTTTCTGGTAAGAAAAAAGGTAAACAAAAGTTTCGTTCTGCTGCCGAAGCACAACGAGCTCGTGAATTAGATGACTCATGGAAAGATCTACAAAAACGTTGGGGTGTTGAACAAGAAGAACGTAAGCGTAAACGTGCACTAGCTGCACCCGTTTGGACACCATCTTCTCCTAATTATCGAGGTGCAAACGATCCAAAACCCAAGAGTTTGAGTACATGGACTACTGGTGCTGTTTCAAGCAAACCATCCCCACAATATACCGGCGATAAAATCATTGGGATCGGTACTATGCATAAGAGTAATGCAGTACCAATCTTTAGCGATAAAGAAGCTATTGAGATATCTACTATGAGAAGAGGTTAAAATATAAAATAAATATTTTAATGAAAACAACCAATAATGAAAAATTAATTGCCTATTTGGCACTAATAAGTGGATTAATAATTTCAGGGGTCGCAGAATACTATAGTATTCTCGGCCTTACTTCTATTTTTCCTTCAGCAGTTATTCCTGTTGTTATTATGGGAATAGTGTTAGGTGTTGGAAAAATAACAGCTACAGTATGGCTTAAACAGAATTGGTCTATCGCTCCTAATGTTATAAAAGCATACCTGCTTGTATCCATAAGTGTACTAATGTTAATTACATCAATGGGTATCTTTGGCTTTTTATCAAAAGCACATAGTGAACAAGGTCTAGTTAGCGGAGAAGTATTATCTAAACTTGCAGTTTATGATGAAAAAATAAAAACTTCAAAAGAAAATATAGATGTAAATCGCCGAGCACTTAAACAAATGGATGAAGCAGTGGATCAAGTAATGGGCCGCTCGACTTCAGAAGCAGGTGCAGATAAAGCAATACAAATACGTCGTAGTCAAGCAAAAGAAAGACAACGATTATTATCTGAAATTGAGACTGAACAAAAAAGAATTAATCAGCTTACTGAAGAAAAATCACCGATTGCAGCCGAAGTAAGAAAAGTCGAAGCTGAAGTAGGTCCTATAAAATATGTTGCTGCATTTATATACGGCAACACAGATCCTACAATTTTAGAAAAAGCAGTTACATGGATGATCGTTACAATTATTATTGTATTTGATCCGCTGGCTATTATTTTACTTTTAGCTAGTCAAATTAGCTTTCAACGATTTAGAGAGAATCAATTAGAATCAAAAGAAATTCCTCCTGTAGTAAAAGAAGAATCTAAACCAGCACCGGAAAACATTCAACTGGATACAAAAGAAGATTTTGATATTTCTAAGCATCCGTATCTTTTCAATGTACCTACAGTAAGACATCCTCCGGGAATCGATACAGTAGGCCCGCAAGTATATGTACCAGAAAAAGAAATTCTTCCTATAACTGAATTTCTCGAATTACCAAAAGAAGAAATAGTTCCTGTTATACAACGAGAGGAAACTAAAAAGGTAAGACATAAAGTGTTTAAAAGACAAGAAGTTCTACCCGAAGAACCTATGCAAGAAGAAGCACCTATTATTCAACAAGAAGAAATTCAAGTTCCGGTTGTAGCATCAATTAATCCAGAAGATTATAAAAATATTAGTCAAGATAAATTAGATGAAAAAATAAACGAATACGCACAATTAGTTCGAGAAAAAAAGATAGATATGACACAAGTCCCAAAAGAAATTCTTTTACAAGTTAGAGCAAAAGTATAAATGAACGGAAAAATTACATTAATAACTCCCCCTGATGTTTTTGAAAATGAATCATACAGCATATTGTTTATTCATTTAAGTGATAATGATCAAGAAATTGTTTCTCAATGGTTAGCCAAGGCTAGCATAAATGAAAATATTAATATATACTTTTATGATCATGAGATAGAAGTTTCTTGGTTATTTCATGCACTTTCGAGATGTGATTATAAATTTATAGATGTAGATAACGCAAATGAGACTACATTAAGATTAAGTGGATATATGTTAGGTAAGAAAAATACTTATTATAAAACCGATAACGAAAATACATCCGCAATTTATCATTACATAAATCAAAATAGAATAACTAATATTGAAACATTTTTAAAAAGAGCATTCAATGACAAAATTAATGACGCACAAATGTGATTTTTGTAACAAAAGTAAAGAAGACGTTGAAAAATTAATCGTCGGAGAACACGCTGCAATTTGTAACGATTGCATTGATCTATGTGTAAGTATACTCGATGATAATAAAATCAAAAATTTTCCTAACGAGAAAAAACTACTTAATCCAAGTTTAATAAAAGACTATCTTGACGAATATGTTATCGGCCAAGATGATGCAAAAATTGCATTAAGTGTAGCAGTAAGTCAACACTATAAACGTATTAATCATCCTAGCAATGATATTAAATTAGAAAAAACAAACGTTCTAATGCTCGGCCCAACTGGTTGCGGTAAAACCATGATGGCAAAAAAGATTGCCGATTATTTAGATTTACCATTTGCTATTTGTGATGCAACTGGTTTAACAGAAGCTGGTTATGTTGGAGATGATATAGAAAGCATATTAACTAGATTAATTAACGAAGCAGATGGAGATCTAGAAAAAGCCAGTAGAGGTATTGTATACATAGACGAAATAGATAAAATTTCTCGAAAAGGTGAAAATGTTAGTATCACTAGAGATGTTAGTGGAGAAGGAGTTCAACAAGGTCTACTAAAGATGATCGAAGGTAGTATCATGCGTATCCCTAGCTCAGGAAAAAGAAAACACCCTAATATTGAAATTCAAGAAATCGATACAACTGGAATCTTGTTTATCTGTGGTGGAGCGTTTGTTGGGTTAGACAAGATTATTGAACAAAGAAAAGAATCTAAATCTATTGGCTTCTCTGCTAATATAAAGACTATTGAAACAAATAACCAAATTTATCAAGAAGTAACTACAAAAGATTTAATTAAATATGGATTGATTCCGGAATTTGTAGGACGATTTGGTCTTTGTATTAGTGTAGATGAGTTAGATGTTGATCAACTAGTTAGTGTACTTAAAGATACAAAGAACAGCTTAATTAAACAATATCAATATCTTTTTGAGTTAGATGGTATAGAATTGACATTTGACGACGAAAGCTTAAAATTAATTGCTGAACGTGCAAAAGAGCTAAAAACAAACGCACGAGGACTTAAGAATGTTATCGAAAAAACATTGCTACCGTATCAATTTGATGCAATGAACCTTGTAGAACGCGGTTTAAAGTCGATTATGATAAGTAAAGATACTATAGATGGTAGTCCTGCTATCATGATTTTTGATAAAATGAAAAATGAGAAAGTATAAACCCATAACTGGAAACTCTGTTATTGTCGGTGATACCCCGATTAATATAGCCCTAAAAAAATTCAAACAGAAAGTTGATGATTCAGGAGTTTTAGAAACACTACGTCAAAAAATGTTTTACGAAAAACCAACTACTATTCGTAAACGTAAAGCAGGCGCAGCAAAAGCTCGTTGGAAAAAGAAACTAAGAGATCAACAACTCCCTAAAAAAATGTATTGACGTTTTATAATGTATTTGCTATAATTTATTATGGCAAAACATTTAATGATCGATTTAGAAACAATGGCAGTTAGTCCTCGTGCTGTTGTTCTTAGCTTAGGCGCTGTGCATTTTAACCCACACGGAAATGGTGTTAACGAGTCAATCTATTTTAAAATTAGTATTGATGATCAAGATCAGTTAAACAGAGAAATCGATCCTAATACTCTAGATTGGTGGTCCAAACAAGATCCTGCCATCATGGAAGAAGCATTTAGCTTAGATGATCGTATCCCTCTTACCGAAGCGATGGATCGATTTCATAAATTCTCCTGGGGCTGTGATGCATTTTGGAGTCACGGTGCAACGTTTGATTTGGTAATTATCGAAGATATCCTAAGGCAATTAACACGACCGTTGCCTTGGAATTATTGGCAACTAAGAGACACTCGAACATTATTTGATCTAGGGCACGATCCGGATATGCCTAAGGGTAGCAAACACGATGCATTGCAAGACGCTATTCGTCAAGCAATCGGAGTTCAAAATGTTTACACTAAATTAAAAATTAAACATGCCTAAAGTTTCTTGTGTGATGCCAACCTATCGAAGATTTAATTGTGTAGAAAGATCGATATCTTGTTTTTTAGCTCAAGAAACTGAGCTCGAAACTGAACTTATTATTTGCAATACTGATGTAGAATATCCATTAGTGCTCGATGATTCTTTCAGTTATGAAGATCTATTACGTATAAAAATATTCAATAGTAATATCGATTTAAATACCGGAAAACCCTATAAAAGTACAGGTGCAATTAGAAGAGACGGTGTTGCTCGTAGCACAGGTGAATATTATATAACATGGGACGATGATGATATATTTTTACCGTGGAATATTCAACAATGTTACGATGGGTTGGTACGTACAGGTAAACGAGCATGGAAGCCTAAAAAAAGTATTATGTGGTGGGCAGATGCTCCTAAACTAGAATTTAACGTTTTAGAAGCTACTGCTATGATGTATATAGCAGAAGCTACTTTTGACGAGAATTCTGGCCCTGAAGGAATGAGTTGGTATCAACGGTTGATTAATAATAATCAAATATCCGAAGACGAGGATGGTATTCCGGGATATTGTTATTACTGGAAAGACCCCGTAGAAATAGGTGGTCATAAACAAGGTAATGCATTAGATATTAATAAACCGAATAACTTCGAACTACATATGTCTAGATGTGTTGATCATGCCACTAGAGCTTTTACCAAAAGAAACTTATCTTATTATGATGATATCATATCAAGAATGAAATTTATATTCGACGATATTTCAAAAAATAAACCAGATACATATGCAAAATATGTAAATCAATTTTTTACTAAGGACACACAATGAATTGGGTTGATCAAATAAAAGTAGGACTTCCGGATTACGCTAAGGATACTAGTCCATGGCGTGCGTTCGAGCATATAGAAAGGCTTGAACATATTTGTAAAATTGTATTAGCAAGCAAATGAGTAGAATAGCAGTAATTGGTGCAGGAATAGCAGGAGTAACCGCTGCCTATTATCTTACAAAAGCAGGTCATAAAGTCACAGTCTATGAGCAGGAATCTTATCCTGCAATGAAAACCAGTTATGCAAATGGTGGCCAGATTTCTGTTAGTAATAGCGAAGTTTGGACCACCTGGAGTAATGTAAAGAAAGGCATCAAATGGATGTTCCAAAAAGATGCTCCACTATTAGTTCGACCTAGTTTATCTTGGGATAAGATTAAATGGCTGTCACAATTCCTGTATCATACCATTAAAAATGATTATGAAAAAAATACTAAAGAAACTATTAGATTGGGGTTGGAATCTCGTGATCTTTATCGAGACATCATTCAGCAAGAAAACCTTCAATTTGATTTCTCAACATGCGGAATCTTACACATATACAAGAATCAAAAATATTTTGATGCTGCCGTAAATGCTCAAAAAATTTATGAAGATAATGGTTGCGAATGGAAAATCCTAAATTCTAATCAGGTAAAATACATCGAGCCTTATCTTGACTATGTGAATGATATCATAGGAGGTGCATGGACTTCAGATGATAGCGTTGGAGATATTCATCAATTTTGTTTTAAACTATCAGAAATATTAAGAAATAAGTATAACGTTCGATTTATTTTTAATACTGAAGTTGATGATATCAGGCTCGAGGAACTAGAAGCATATTATGACAAGGTTGTAATTGCTAACGGAATCGGTGCTATTAAATTATCAAAATTTGTAGGTGACAATTTACCTATATATCCAGTAAAAGGATATAGTATTACAATTAACAATGTACCTCCAACACTTTTGCCTAAGGTTAGTTTATTAGACGATCAAGCAAAAATTGTTACTAGCACATTAGGTAACAGATTACGTGTTGCTGGCACTGCCGAATTTGATGGAGAGAACTACGATATCCGACGTGATAGAATTGAACCATTGCTCAAATGGGTTCATACTAATCTTCCATCTGTTAGTACTAAAGATTATAGCAGTTGGGCTTGTTTACGTCCAATGACTCCGAATATGTTGCCAATTGTTCAACAAAGTAAAAAGAATAAAAATATATTTTATCATGTAGGGCACGGACATTTAGGGTGGACACTTTCACCTGCAACTGCAAAACAGTTAGTTAGCATGATATCTTAATAGAATCAATACCCGCAACATGCGGGTTTTTTTGTGCATAAATATTGTATCTTAGAAGAGACATATTATGCCTGCTTGTGTTCGAATAGGGGACGATGACACCGACGGTGATAGCTGTACATCCGGTTCATCAAATGTTTTTACAAATAATATACCACAGGTTAGAGTTACAGATGGTGATACAGACGGCGACACTAAAACTTCAGGATCCCCTAACGTATTTGTTAATAATTTAGCAATACACAGAATCGGAGATGATGATACCGACGGTGATACAACAGTATCAGGATCACCTAATGTTTTTGCAAATGATGGCGGCGGAGTAAGCGGTACTACAATAATCCAAGGTAGAGTAGTATATGAAAATACTCCACAGGGTATTGCGGCATTAGTTGCTGAAGAAACTTCAGTTAGCCCTAGCCTTCCAAAATATCACGAAGATACTCCAGGCGGAACAACTCCTGCTACTGTTGTTACTGCAACCAACTCAAGCGGAACAGTTATAACAATTAGTGCACCTCCAATTACAGCACCATCTGCTAGCGAACAACGAGAACCAGGAAGACCTCCTGCACCGCCTGAAGGCTGTAAAAATAGTAAGTATTATATCATAGCAGATGCAAAAATGACTATGCAAGATCAAGTAGGTCTTACTAAAGATCAAATTGAATGTAATTGGATTGCATTGTGCACAAATATATTAGATAGATTAAGAGATGATGGCTTTACTTTTATAATCAATAGCGGATTCCGTACAATTGAATATAACAGAAGTATTGGAAGCAGCGATAGTTCCGACCATACTTCGGGATGTGCAGCTGATATAAGTTCAGGAAGTCAAGAAGCAAATAAAACATTATTCAAAGCTATATTGAACAAATATCCTTATAGTCAACTAATATTCGAAGGTAATTGGGTGCATGTTGCATACAACGGAAAATCTCCAAAAGGCGGAGCAAAAGTTATGTATACTTACACCGGTAGTAGCCCAAAAGCTGCTGGTGGATTCGGAGAATATTTGCCAGGTGATTTAAGAGCTGCGTAAACTTGACATTTTTTAAAAATGGTAGTATAATAGTAGTTTACTAACTGTTAATATGAAAATTCTATCATTTTTGCGTTGGAAACTTAAACAAACTACTTTTGAAGATGTTTGTTGGTATGCGGGTGCTGCCTTAGTAGGTTTTGGACTTAGTACTGATTCTAAAAAAGAATTCTTGATTGCCGGGGCAATGTGTTGGATGGTTATTTTTGTTAGAATTCTTATTAACAATTATCGTCGTGAATATCAAGAGTTTAAAGAAGAACAGAATAAATTATTTGAAACAATTAAACACAGTGATCAAAAATGAAAATCAATCTTGTGTCAGATCTGCATCTAGAAAACGGATATCAAGAACTTCCTGGTGGTGAGGTTCTAATTCTTGCTGGCGATGTATGTGAGGCACGTGATTTTCATAGAGAATTTCATAGCACAAGATTAACTGACCGTGTACCTGGATCTTTGAAATGGTACGACTTTTTCTATCATGAGTGCGCCAAATATGATCGTGTATTCTACGTATTAGGAAATCACGAACATTATCATGGTCGCCTTGATCGTACATATAATGATCTAAAATCTATTCTTCCAAAAAATGTTAGATTGCTTGAAAACGAATGTGAAGAATACAATGGAGTATTGTTTATTGGTGCAACACTTTGGACAGATTGTAATAAAGGTAATCCGTTAACTTTACATACAATCAAATATAGCATGAATGATTATCGTTTGATCACAAATCATTATGTTAACAAAAATTTGTATTATAAGCTAACTCCAGAGTTTACTGCTAGTGTGCATAGAAATTCTCGTGATTACATTAAATTAATGCTCAAGGAAAAGAAAAATATGCCTGCGATTGTGATAACACATCACAGTCCTTCGTTCATGAGTATTAACGAAAAATATCAACGTGAAACAGATATGAACGGAGCATATGCTAGCGATCTTAGTGATTTAATTTTAGATCACGAAAACATTAGAGTATGGGTACATGGTCATATGCACGACGCAGTTGATTATTCTATCGGAAATACTCGAGTCCTTAGTAACCCTCGCGGATACGTAGGCGACGAAGATACTAGCGGGTTTGATCCTTCTTTTTCTTTTAATGTTTAAAGTTGAGAAAAGATCCAACAGAATCTATGGAAGATTGGGCAGAGCGTGTTCGAAAATATGAATTAGGATACGCTCTGCAACAATTAGCTAAAGGGCAAGATGTTAACATTGTCATGGAAGCTATGGCCGCTAGAATTCAACAAAAGATTCTGCATCCTATTATTATAGAGATTAAAAAATCTTCTGAAAAATAACAATTTGACATATATAGGTAGTTAATCTATAATAAATAATATTGTAGTTGACCTAATGGCATCTACGATATGGGCATAGTGCCCAAATTGATTCTTACTTAATAAGGAGAAATATTATGAATCAACTTACACGTTTTGATACTGCTGCTCTAAATAGAGCCCTTGTAGGATTTGATAGCTTGTTCAACGATTTTGAACGCCGTTTTTCAAATCAAATTAATACCTCTTACCCTCCATATAATGTTCTGAAACACGACGAAAACAATTATGAAATTGAAGTCGCAGTAACAGGATTCTTGCCAGAAGAAATTACAGTTGAAATCGATCAGAATCAACTTGTAGTAAAAGGAGAACGTAAGCGAGAAGACGAAGAAGTTGCAAATTATCTACACAGAGGTCTTGCAGCTCGTGACTTTACACGAACTTGGACATTAGCCGAACATATGGAAGTCGGCGAAGGTCGAATTAAAAATGGTGTATTGACAGTTGAGCTGAAGCGTGTAGTACCAGAAGCGCTTAAGCCTCGAGTTTTAAAACTAAAGGCTGAGTGATAACGCAAGGGGCAGAAATGCCCTTTGCCGCCTAATAAACTTATTAAACATAATCATGAGTACAGATACAGTAATCGAAAAGAAAAAAACTACTTCGCGTAAATTTCAAGAACCAAAGAAATACAAAGTTGTTATATGTAACGACGATGTTACTCCTATGGAATTTGTAATATCTATGCTTATGACTGTATTCAAACATACAGAAGAACAGGCCTATAATTTAACTATGGCCGTACATCATCAAGGTAGTGCAGTTGCTGGAATTTATCATTACGAAATTGCAGAACAAAAAGCTATCGACGGAGTCAATTTAGCAAGAGCTCAAGGCTATCCTTTACTAATTAAAGTAGAAGAGGAGTGACATAGTGAGCTTAAAAGAAAAGACAGCAGTAAAACATACATTGGCAGAAAAAACACCATTTATGCAAGCGGTGTTTGATCGTAAAATGACTAAGGAACTTTGGGCAGATTTTACCTATCAAAAAAGTTTAATCTATAATGGCATTGAAGGTGTTGCAGGTGCTTGCGGAATATTAAAAGATTTGCCTGATATTCAACGAGCACATTATCTTTATCTAGATTATAAAGATATGAATACTACGAATATGTCATATCGACAAGTTGCCATTGACTATTACAAATATATTTTAAGTTTATATCCCGATGCTGATCGC